GAGTTATCAATTTGCCATGTATAATCTGTAGGCAGTGGAAATCCTTTAACTATTGCATTAGTATTGGTTATTGCTGCATTAACTGACAAGACAGTAATTTTATCTTTGACTACTGAGTTATTTGTGTAGTCGAAATTTATTTTATTGTTATCTACATAGAATCCAGTCTGAGTAGCACTTTGGAAAATAAACTGTTCATTCTTCGATATAATTTGATAACTTTGTGAAGTTGGATTCCACATAAACATTACTAACCAACTAGCATCTAACTGACCGTTTGTTGTATCTCCAGCATAATCAAACATCGAAGTGTCTGTGATAAATGCTCGATTTAAGTTATTACTTGAAATTACATTCCATGTTCTTGTAGAAGTATTGATTGTTAGACCAAATGTTAGTTTAGAAGAACATAAGTTAATAAGACTAGTTTCAAATGAATACCCTAAGCTATTAGAATATGCAGGCACAACTTCCACAGGGATACATCCGTCAGGTATAACATTGGTTAAAATAATAGGACCGGTGCCATCGCTAAGATTTCCTAAACCGTTGTTGGAGCCTGTACCAATAACTTGTTGTACGGTGGTCCATAGATATAAGGAAACTGTAGGATCTTGACTAGGAGTAGTTGTTGTAATATTTCCATTGGCATCAAAGTATTGAGTTTGATTGTCTACATTGTCAGGTGCTCTAAATTTAATCATTGCCCCTGGTGTGACATAATATAATACATAAGAAATAGATGCGTACTGTGGTCCAACTGCCTGAGGAGATACAATAGGATTAGGTTGACCTGTTATGGTCGGAATAGATCCCATGAAATATCCTCGACTTTGACCAGCAACAACATTAGACAAGTTCCATGTAAGATTAAATGTTGGATTAGATAAAACAGGATGAGATTTTCTATATAAATCTAAATAGAAGGAATATAATTCGGTACTTGCAATCGCAGGATCTAAATCATTTTTAAATGCTGCCCAAATATCATTTTGTGTAGCATAGCTAAAAGAAGTTGTGGAGCTTGTAATGTTTTTTGCCAAAATGCCATCATCGCAGAAGATGTTTGTTTGGCTATATTTTCCGCTAACATCGCTAAGTTCAAAATATTTGCTTACTCCACTACTGATTCTATTAACACTGTGAATTTTAAGAACATTGGTTGTATAAGTTAGCGGAGCAATATTATAATCCTCAGCAGTAACCATACGATTTTGTGTATAGTATTGTTGTGGAGCTTTTTGTTGAATAGAAATATTTGATTCTGCCGGAGCACTATTGCTTACAGTATATTCAAGATTTAAGATCAAACTTAATGTTTGATTTAATCCATTTTTATCAACATATGGAATATTAACAGTTATACCTGCCATTTGCTCAGGCTTAATGGTGTATGTATTTCCGTTACTTTGACGGTAGAACAACTGGAACTGTCCTGTAGGCAAGTTACCAAAGTTACCATCAGAAAAGTTTAAATCAATTTGATCCTGATCCCTAGTACTTAAACTATAGATATTTCTATTGTTTAGACTTAGGCTATTATAGATAACACTATTTCCACTGATTGCCGGAACCTGTATCCATAATGTAGAATATTGTCCGTTAGGATTACGTTGCCATAACCATACATCGGAGTTATTGATATTATTAACATTGATACCTACAATTTCGTTAGGTACTGGATTTACTAGGGAGAATCCGCTTGCCGACATTCTACCTTGTTTAAACATTGCAAAAAAGCCTGCATTAGGACTACCGGGGCCTTGGTTATCATTTTGATAAATTATTTTAAAAGGTGCTCCTGGCAACGGTGTATCTTCATAAACATAAGTTTGTCCAGAAAAAGTAGCAGGAACAATTTCAAAATCAATCGAAGATCCGTTGATATTTTGATTGAAACTGAACACCGGCACATCATTATTAGAACTATTAATAATATATTGTTCTGTGTAAACTCCATTTAGATTTGTGTTTCTATCATTTGGAGTACCAAATGACATAGAGCCAGGCATTGCGGTATTTAAAATTGTAATAAACTGTTGATACCAGTTAGCATTAGTAGCATCATTCCAGATAATCGGATTGTTTGCTAGGTTATTGCCATTGGCATCGAATACATTTCCAGTAGTTGTAACCGCAGAAATCTTTAACATACCACTTGCGGGTACATTACGTTTAGGAATATAACTTACTAACTGTGCTAGACGCAGAATACTATCGCGGCGCTGTGCTGTTTCTAAAAAGTTTTCACGTGCATTTAAATCGATACGGAAACTTAAATTTTGTCCTAGATAAGAAATAAGATCCACTAAGGCAATATACTCACTACTTTCAATAAAGTCGTTAAAATCTTCAGGATAGTTTTCTTGAAGATAGCTGATTAAAATACGACGAAGGGTGTCAAAATCGTAACTTTGAAACTCTGCATTAGATTTCGATTGGTAAATCTTTGTCCAATCTTGTGTAATAAGTAATTTTGATTTTGTGGTTGGGATAGTCATAATTTTTTATCTATACCGTATTTATAGCAGCTATAAACCGCATATATTATTGTACAGTTCGAGCAGTTAACCCAGTAGATTGGTTAAAGTTTAAAATCATCGATTGGGATTGATTAGTTCCAGTTAGAACCATTGTGATTTCGATCAGGTAGCCCCCTGGTTGTTCATTTACATTCATTTTAATAGGATATGCTCTAGGATCACTGGTACAAATAGTTTTTATATCGTTACTTAACAGTTGAAAAATATCGTCTGTCATTGGTTCCATAATAACATCCCAGACTATAGAACCAAATGCAGGGTTCATAACACGTTCGCCCTTGCGTGTGTTGAACTGATTTAGAATGTCTTGCATAATTAAATCTAAATCATAAAGTTTAGAGTTAGTGTTAGAAATATCCACGCTACTAAACCCTACATAAAACTGGCTAGTCTTAGCAGGTTGTTGATAAACTGTGGCAGCATTAGTGATTACAAGTGATTTATAGGGCATGATATACTATTTATGGTCCACCTAAAAAGCTAGAAGTTGGAGAAGTAGTAACAGGATTACCCAAACCATCTGTAACAATAGTACCGTCACTAGATGTAACAGGGGTTCCAGCATTAGGTGTACTTGGTGCAGGAACTACAAAGTAATCCGGTTTACCTTTGACAATGCCCACACCAGCAGCAGTTAAACAATTCACTACAGAAATTCTACGCAAACTTGCTTTGGCAGCAACCATAGCAGGTGTAATAACACCTTGTTTAGGAGCAACATCAAACCCACTATTTTGAGCATACCATTGATAAGTTGGAGATCCTGGTGTACCATCTGCAATCACTGTGGTTGGAGATGCAAACTTAAACTTCGGTAAGAAGATTGTCATGTAGACATTGGCAATAGTAGGATTAGGTGCTTGTCCACTAGGCCAACCGGCTTTACTAAAATATTTCTGCACATATTGCATTTGCTGAGGACGAGTCATTTGCGCTAACTGTGCTGTAGTAGTACCCAAATCCTTAGCAGTAGATTCTAAGAATTGTATCAATCCTGTAGCTGATCCTAATGGATTCTTAATAGCAGGATCATATGTTCCGCCAGTTTCATTCCACATTGCTGCTAATAAATCTAATGGGTCAAAATTAAATCCTTCAGCTACATTCTTAACTGCTTCCAAGAAAGGTTGATCAGTGCTCCATGGGAATTTTTGTCCGCGAACTACGCCATTATCTATGCCTGGACCAGCTTGTGCAGGATAAGGGGTATTTGCACTAGGTCCTGCAGGAATGACTGATCCATTAGAAGCTCTAACACTGGGACCTATTCCAGCATCAGTATATGCCAACGAAAACTGTAGACGATTAACATCTTCATGTTGATCCCATGGCTCGTGCATAGGGACACGTTGCATAGTTGTCAATAAGGTGCCGCCATTATATAGGTTTCCATTTTGCCAACCTTTGGAAACATCTCGGACCGGCACACTGAATAATGTCGGCGATATAGGTTTTGTAACTGTAGGCGCAGTAGCAGCATCGGCAACAGTAGGAGTTCTGGAGTTGTCAGTGTACAACACTGGAGGGGAATCTGTAGTATTTCCCACAGTAACAGAATCTTTAGCATTTAAAGATATATCTGTACCAGCAGTGATTGCTACTACATTTTTAAAACCAGATTTTATATTAAACTGCGATGTTGCGGTTAGATTAGAATTTTTACCAGACAATAAGTTTATATCAGATTTAGAACTTAATCCATAAGTTCCTCCGGTATGTAAATTCATATTGCCGCCTGCTGAAAGATTAAAATCCCCCGGCGACGACATTAAGAACTTAGTTCCTGTAACATTTAAGTTGCCGCCAGAAGTTATACTAACATCTCCAGCATTTGATCCCATGGTTGTGATTTTAAAGTTACGGCCTGCTTCTAAATTAAAATCTCTATCTGCTCTAAAGTTAAAATCACCTTCAGTATGAATACTAATGCTATCCTGAGCAAATATATCTATCTTACCATGACTGGTCATTTCAAGCCATGTTGTTCCTGTAGAGTTACCGATATAAATTAAATCATTGGTATTGTGTAACAAGATTTGATGTCCTGTTCTTGTACGGATTCTAACTAGTTCATTTTGTCCGTTGACATCACCATCGTCCATGACAAATGTAGAACCACCTAATCGACTAACTGGGGCAACAACATTCTTATCACCGTTAATGGCTCTAACAGGTCCTTTGGGATCTAATGGGCCAGGTGTACTGATTCCGTATACCTGACTAGGTGTTTCTCTGCGAGCACTACTAGATGTAGGACCGCGAACAGGATCCATTAATAAACCCTGTTGTAAAAGTCTATCAGCGAATGGATGAACTGGTTTAGGTTTTTGATCGATTCTAGGATCTTTTAATAACTCAGTCTTTTTATTGTATTCGCCCACTGGCAAATAGGTAGCCTGACTATATTTTTGCTGCTGCTCAGATGTCATATAAGTCGATGACGAAGCCGCAATACCAGGAATCATGTAGTTTTGATATGTATCTTGTACGCTACCGATCCAATAACATTGGTTAGGATCTTGCTGTGCAAAAATAACCATAACTCTACTACCGATGTCAGGAGGTATCATCCAAAAGCCATAACTCTTTTGTACATCGCTGAACTTGGAAGCATCGGAGCCTTCATAGTCAACAGAAGTTGCGCCACTAAATGGACTTAAATATTTGGCAACATAGGTTTCTCCTTTGACAGTAGTGGAGTTTTGCATACCGTCTATCAGGGCAACTTCTAATCGACCCATTTTTAAAGGGTCGTTATGATTAGTAATAACCGCAATGAATGGTCCTGAATTTTTGGGAGGGACTCTTGCTCGTTCATCAAATGCCATATTTTATTATCCGTTTATAGTATTTACAAGTGGTGATAATGAGGCTACAGTTTTACTACCAACTGTGTTTATTACAGACTGACCCACACTGGCTGCTTGTCCAGTAAGTTGTTGTATTCCTTCAACGGATGTAGATATATTTGTAGCCTGTGTTATTTGATATAATCCAGAACCAAGTTGACCACTTTGTATTGATGCTAACGGACCCGAAGTAAGGTTAGACAAAGGATTGTTGATACCAACTGCGGTCGTAGTAGGAATAAAGGATGTGAGATTAGGAACCTGAGGTGCCACAATAGGAGGTAGATTTTTTATTTCTTGTTGTGTCATTCCTTCGATGTTCAAACCTTGACTAGACGCTTGCTGTAGATTAACATTTTTTGGTATAGTTGCAGCCAATCCCGCTAACGCACCTAACGCGGTTGCTACTTGTTTGCCTTTGCCGCTACCTATTAAACTACCCAACAATGCCCCCGATATTGCTCCAGTTAACCCAGTAAGACCCACAGGATTTATTTTGAACTGATTAGCAATGTTATTAACTGAGCCATTTAGCACTTGATTTATATTTTGTCCCACTTGATTTATTGCCAAACTAGGAGACACAGCAAGAGCGTTGGGATTTAATACACTTGATAATTTCGAGTTTAGTGTCGATGCAACATTAGTAACCTGTGCTAAAGATGTTCCAGGTATTGCTTGGTTGAGAACTTTTTGTGCAGAAGTAACCAATGCTGCCGATTCGTTTAAAGAAGATTGAGCAGCAAATAATGCACCAGCACTGGCTTTAATGCCCAGCGACGAAGTGTTATTTCCAGGAGCAATACCGTATAAAGAAGATACGGAATTTTGTGCTCCACTGGCGCCCGATAAGTTTCCGCTTAATGATCCAGGGTCAGAGTTTGTTGTGGTAGGCAACGAAGTTACCGCATTTACATTAATTTGATTGCCGTTAACTGGTGCTGGTATAGGACCGGAGTTAACTGCACTTTGATCATTCGGATTGGCAGCAGAATTCCAAGAAGATCCCGGAGTACTTTCTTCTTGACTAGAAGTTTTTGTTGCCTGACTAGGAGATCTAACAATTTCTAATGTTTGTTTAAAAACTCCTCGTTTGAATTCATGCCTAATAGAAATAATTTTATACATTCCGCTGAATGCTACTTCATTATTATCAAACTGCATAAATCCAGTACCATCATTAAGGTCGGTAGGATTTCTAAAATTAATTAAAATATTAACTTCGCTAGTTGAAGGGTTGACTGTAGATTTTATCGACGCTCCCGGCGAAACCATAGAACTATTACCGTTTGAAGCATCAGTTAAAAAGAAAGGATCACCTAATATAGTTATTTCTCCACTGATTAATCCCGACTTACTATTGTTTATTACACCATACATGGCTTTTTTAATTTGTTCCCACGGTTCCTCTATCCTATCTTTAGCATTTACCTGCCCGTCGGGGGCATTTGAAGATTGATTATACGTTCCTTTTTGCGGAGCAGTTGCCTGCGGAGTATTATATGCTTGAGCAGAAGGTTGAGGATTACGTTCTATGTTAGCTGAATTATTAGGAGAAGAACTAGTAGCAGAAGGATTCTGTGTTGAGTTTCCCATTGCTTTTGGTAACTCTTCAAAAAATAGTGCATCAAACTTTATTTTAAAATCTAATACATCGGTATTTTGTCCTGTATAGATATAGTTGTAAACACGACTAACTCGATTATTAATGACCTTTTGAGAAATTACATCTCGACTAGCTCCGGGTAATGCAGAATTATATAATATCTTACGCGGTACAACCATGTAAACATATTTTGTAGGGGGCTGATTTGTTTCGTTGTTATTTCCAGGATTTACATAGACTTTTGGAATAACACTAAAATATTTAATGTTGCCGTTTTCGTCAACTATGTTACTACCTAAACTTGTTTTATTTTTAACGCTTTTATAAAATGCTTCTAGTGTATCGCCAATATAAGAACTATCCATAACTACAGATTGTATCACAGTTAGAATGTCCACACCAGATGCAAAGGTTGCTTGATGTTCGTCAAAAACAATATTAGAACCGGAAGCACTACTAGGCTGTTTTAGTTGTGACGACACCTGATATGCTGTACCCGGTGTTGCAGTATCGTTCATAGGAGGGTTTACATGTTTATGAGTTGCTTTAGCAATTTCATTAGGTTCTCCTATAATGTTACCGTTTTTATCTACCATAGGATTGCCGTTTTCATCAAGCCTTGGAAAAATTATTGAATAAGAATCAACTTGGGCAACAGGAATATTAGTAGATTGAGCATCATCTATGTTTTGATTATTACGTATGGTAGCATAGTTTTTTAACATTTCTTCTACGCTCTTACCTTTAATAGTCATACCTCTAGTATTACTAGACGACGATACCTTTAGGGCTTTGGCACTAACTGGTTGTACGGCTACTTTATATACTGTTCCTCTATTATTGATATCAATTTCTGCATTTATGATACCAACTGTAAACACACGAGTTGCTTCTGCAATCAGCACAGGGTCCGGAGTACCCTCGTCATCTGGATACCCATAAAAGTCCACGATCAGGGCATAAGATCCAGAAATGTAATCATTAAATCCTCCCCATAAAGCGCCAGCTTGTATGGCTTCCATGAATCCATTAATGCTATAAGGTTCTACAATTTCAAAATGTATTTCGGTAGCCAATGCTGTTTTAACATCGTTTGTATAAGAACATAGTGTTACTATATCAACATTGTCGATATACATGTCGTATTTTCCAGAACTTACTTTATTATAAGAATCAACTTGCGATTGGCGAGTTTGATTTTGTTGATTTACTATACCCGATGTTTCATTAGGAATAGAAGAAGGAACATTATTTTCAACAACATTATTTGATTGGACTTGTCCCGTTATTTCGTCAACAAATTTGTAGGTAGTAGTATCTTGAGAACTTGCAGATGTAGACGGAGGGGCAGGAACATTACTAAATGTCGGACTAGGCCCCATTTGAGTCTTACCTTTTGTAGAAGCAATAATAAATCCAGGTCTTTGTGGATTAAATGACGAGGGGTCATTAATTTGCGATTTGTTTAAAGCCGCAAAAGTAAGGTTATAAGATACAGATCTATATTTGTTTAAAACATTCTCTCCAGGAGTTGCTCGTTGTTGTGCTTTTAATTCCTCTAGATTAGATTTAGTAGGACCAACACCGCTACCTGTTACAGTAGGAGGCCACCCTGCATTAGAAGTTTTACGTTGTACTGAACTATCAGTTGATTTGCCTGAAAGAGTTCCATATGTTACTGATTGCCAAGGATAGCCAGTCGGTGAATAAAGATTATCTGCATTAGGCATATTATATTCCTAAAGTTACTTTAATTGAACTTAGTTTAGGTAGATAAATCTGTAGGCCAGCTATCATATCAAAAACAGGATCTTGAATAACTTGAGGATTTCTTACAGCAAATACCCACCATAAACCTACATCACCGTATAAGTCAAAAGACAATAAATCGGGTCTAAATTCATAGTTTTTAGGAATGGTATATAAAATATCATCTACTTCTGAAGGTATCTGTCTCCAGTTTATAACATCCAAATAACCATACGCTTGATTTGTTGTATAATACGGACTTAATGAGTTATAGACAGCCATTATAATAATCCTTTTTGGCGTTGAGCAGGAGAACCTATCCATCCTGATACTGTATTGTCAAGCATTTCCTGTCTACTGTACATAGGTTTACATTGTAGAATTATAGTAGATTTGGTAGGAACTGATGCTTCTAGAAATGAAGGATCGTTCAAATAAAAATAATCTACATCATTTGGTAAATCTATTTTAAAACTTTGAATAGCAATAGGAACGCTATCTAACATAAAAGTTCCATAGGCATGTAATCTACAAATGGGCGGCGGACTACCAGCTAGATTATCACTACCACCAAATCTACCTTTAGTCAATGCTCTTAACAAATGCACAGTTGAAAGATAAGTTACAGCATCTGTAGTATTTTGTACAGTGAAAACACCTTGAATACTAATGTCACCTACATAACTGCTTTTATAAAAGTTGATTGAATAGTTACTATGAATTGGGTTTTCAGTAGCATAATCGGCTTTGTGTTCAAAACTAATTTGAGGAGTGTATGGAAAAATAATGCTATTCAGTGATTTTAAATTGCCGCCAGCGCCAGACGTATATACTGCTGATTGATATAATGTAGGTACTTGAATTCTAACTCTCATATCTTGAGTTTTTTTATTAGCATTAGTAACTAAAGGAGTTTGTAACTGTACACCTACTTCAGCACCCGGAATACTTTGTGCAGGTCGAGCAGCGCCACTGGCTGTAACGGTACCTGCAGGATTTTTAGCAATAGCCGCTAATACATTAGCATTATAGTCTGAAGCACCAACCACAGGGGCGTTGGCTACATCTGCTGTAGGTGTATTAGATACAAATTGATAGTTTCCGGAAAGGGGCATAAATATTATTCCTTGATATACTATTTAACCTTAAATAAAGTGCTAATATTTTAAAGATTCGGTTGACACTAGCAATTTCCGTGCTAAACTAAAAAAGTTAGGAAAATAATAACAATATGACAACAACAACTATCGCGCCGACCGGCAGAAAGGTAAAATACTTAAACAACAGAGACTTATTAGCAGAAATTCATCGTAGTAAATGTTCATTTTCAAGTTTTTTGCAACCTGAATATCAACAACACGATATCATTTTAACAAGTCTCGACAAGGTAAACATTAGAACTATAGCAGATGCCAAACGTGCTCGTGCTAAAAGACTAGGTTTACAAGCATTTGCTCAAGCAAGAGCAGATGGCGATAAGAAAATCAAACTAGCAGAATGTACTCCTGATTATAAAACTATCGCAAAAACAGATATTGTAATCAGAATAATGACATTCGATCATATCCCGCTTGCCCCGGGACGCAAGAAGACTGTTAAAAATCGTGCAGACAGTCATGAAAAAGTAAACTTTCCTCCTTTCCAACATTGGAAGTTTAACGACGAAGGCGAACTAATGTGTGTAGGTAAAAGCCATTGGAAAGGTCCTATCGAAACTGGTAAGTTTAATAAAGAACACGGACGCATTACTGAAAATCTTGGCAAAATGTTTATCAAACTCAGCGAACGCTATGCCCAACGTAGCAACTGGCGTGGGTATACTTATGTCGATGAAATGAAAGGACAGGCTATTCTTCAACTAAGTCAGATTGGACTACAGTTTGATGAATCAAAATCCGAGAATCCATTTGCCTACTATACTGCCGCAGTAACAAATTCATTCACTCGTATTCTAAATATTGAAAAGAAGAGTCAAAATATTCGCGATGACTTGTTGGAAGAAGCAGGATTGACTCCAAGTCTAACAAGACAAAACAGCCAAGAGTATGCCGAAGAAATTGCTCGCCAAGCAGAACTATATAAAAATATGCGTATGCCTAAGAGCGAAGATATCTCGGACGAAGAAGAGCTAGAAAACGAAGACATTATTACTTGACCTTTAGTATTGTACACGCTATACTTTTTATAGGAGAACTATAATAATGGGTCTATTTAAAAAAGTGGCATGTTTCACCGACATCCACTATGGTCTAAAGTCCAATTCATCAACACATTTACAAGATTGCGAAGAATTCGTAGATTGGTTTATTTCAACCGCCAAGGAGCAAGGGTGTGAAACTTGCATTTTCCTTGGCGATTGGAGTCACAACCGAAACAGCCTAAACCTATTCACATTAGATAGTAGTCTACGCTGTTTAGAAAAACTAGGTGCTGCCTTTGAGCAGTTTTTTTGGTTTCCCGGCAACCACGATTTGTTTTACAAAGACAAGCGTGATATTCATTCATCGGCCTTTGGTCGCCATATTCCAGGAGTTACCGTCGTAGAGGGTATAACAACTCTTGATGATGTCACCCTAGTCCCGTGGCTTGTCGGGGATGAGTGGAAGGAAATGAAAAAGTTGAAAAGCCGATATGTGTTTGGACACTTTGAACTGCCGTTGTTTTATATGAATGCTATGGTACAAATGCCCGACCACGGTGAATTAAAAGTTGACGACTTTGACGGTCCTGATTATATTTTTTCGGGACACTTCCATAAACGACAGAATAAAGGCAAGGTTTGGTACATTGGTAATGCCTTTCCCCATAACTTTGCAGATAACTGGGACGATGAACGTGGCATGATGATCATGGAATGGGGCGGCGAGCCTAAATTTATTAACTGGGATAACTGTCCTAAGTATCGAGTACTCAAACTTAGTGAGATGATTGATAAGAAAGACACAATCATGAAATCTAAGATGCATTTAAAAGTAAACTTAGATATCCCTATTAGTTTTGAAGAAGCAAACTATATTAAAGATGAGTTTAGTAACCTTTACGATATCCGAGAACTTAGTTTGATTCAGGATAAAAGTAACTCTAACGGAATGATTGATGAAAACACTGAAACTATGTTTGAAAGTGTTGACCAGATTGTTACAGATGGATTGATTAATTTAGAAAACGGTCAAATGGATAAAAGCATTTTATTGAAGATTTATAACGAACTATGAGCTTTCACATTAAAAACCTAACTGTAAAGAACTTCATGAGTGTGGGTCAAAATACCCAAGCCGTAGATTTCGAACAAGGACATTTAACTCTAGTGCTAGGTGCTAACCTTGACTTAGGAGGAGATGATACAGGCTCACGTAACGGTACAGGTAAAACTACCATTATCAATGCTTTGAGTTACGCACTCTATGGTCAAGCTCTTACAAACATCAAGAAAGAAAACTTGATCAATAAGATTAACGGTAAAAATATGTTAGTCACTGTAGAGTTTGATAAAGGCGGAAATACATATCGTATTGAGCGTGGGCGTAAACCAAATGTGCTTAGGTTGTTTGTTAATAACGATCAGTTAAAAACTGACGAAACAGATGACGATGCTCAGGGAGATAGTCGAGAAACACAAAAAGCCATCGAACAAATGTTAGAAATGTCACACACCATGTTTAAACACATTTTGGCATTGAACACTTATACAGAACCTTTTTTATCAATGAGGGCTGCGGATCAACGAGAAGTTATCGAACAACTGCTCGGCATTACGTTGCTTAGTGAAAAAGCAGAGTCACTAAAGGCATCAGTTAAAGAAACTAAAGATGCAATTGTTGAGGAGACTGCTAAAATCGAAGCAACTAAACGTGCTAACGAAAATATTCAAAAAAGCATTGACAGTTTGATCACTCGTAGCAATGCTTGGGAAAATAAAAAAGAACAAGACTTAAACTCGTTGATTAAAAGTATCGAGACTCTAGCAACTGTTAATATCAACCAAGAATTAGATTTACATGCTCAGTTGAAAGTATGGGAAGATAACAACTCTAAGATTACAAGTCTACAAAAACAAAAGGCCACATTAGAATCTGCACTGATTCAAGCAGAAAAGGCTTCTGACAAGTATCAACGAGAATTAGAAAAGTTACAAAATAAAACATGCCCTGCTTGCGAACAGGATCTTCATGATCACAAACATGAAGAAATGAACGCATTAGCACAGAAACATTACAACGAATCTTTAGAATATGGTGTTAAGATTGGCAACGAACTTATTCCAGTTTTAAATGAACTGGAATCTATCGGTGATCAACCTAAGCGTCCTATTACGTTTTACGACACAGAAGCAGAAGCATTAGGTCATAAAAACAACTTAGATAGTTTAGAAAAACGCCTAACTGAACGGGCAAATGAAAACAATCCCTATGCTGAACAAGTTGAAGAACTGAAGAAAAGTGCTTTACAGGAAATCACATGGGATGTGATTAACGAACTAACTAGTTTAAAAGATCACCAAGAATATCTTTTAAAACTGTTAACCAACAAAGATAGTTTTATTCGTAAACGTATTATTGATCAAAATTTAAGTTATTTGAACAAACGATTAGGTAACTATATTGATACATTAGGATTGCCGCACCGTGTGATATTTCAAAACGATTTGAGTGTTGAGATTACACAGCTAGGTCAAGACTTAGACTTTGACAATTTAAGTCGAGGCGAACGTAATCGACTGATACTTTCCATGAGTTTTGCTTTTAGAGATGTTTGGGAAGGATTGTATCAAAGTTTGAATTTATTGTTTATTGACGAACTAGTAGATGCAGGTATGGATAGTGCTGGGGTTGAAAGTGCTTTAGCAGTATTGAAGAAAATGGCACGTGAACGAAATAAGAACATTTTCCTTATATCTCATAAGGATGAATTAGTCGGTCGTGTAAATAACGTGCTCCGAGTGGTAAAAGAAAATGGTTACACCAGTTACTCCGCAGGCGAATGAACCAGCTATGGCTCGGTATCTTGAGCTGTATTCAGAATATATGTCAATGGTTATCGATATACATAACTATAATGCAACGTTTCTGAAGTTCGCAAGAGTTAGAGACGAAGAGGTAATGAACATGCGTAGATTATATAAACGTATGAGACATTTATCTCATGAGTTATGGCAAGCCAGTTTAGAAGCAGATCATGAACATTGGAAACTGCATCCAAAAAAACCAGGACCAGTGAAGAAAAATAAAGATGTGGAAGTACCAGGGAGAAAACGTGGAAGACCTGCCCGATGACTGTGTCGGGTTTGTCTACTTGATTACAAATTTAATCACTGGTAGAAAATATATAGGCAAGAAGTTAGCAAAGTTTAGTAAAACAACTTATAAAACTGTTAAACTAAAAAATGGCACAAAAAAGAAAAAGAAAATTCGCAGTAAAATAGACAGCGACTGGCAAGAATATTATGGCTCCAGCAACGAACTCAGTGCAGACGTTGCTAATTTAGGCAAAGAAAATTTCAGCAGAGAGATATTATACTACTGTCGTAGTAAAGCAGAATGTAGTTACATTGAGGCCCGTGAACAATTCGACCGCAAAGTACTTGAATCTACAGACTACTATAATGGACAAATCTCGGTCCGTGTACATGGCTCACATATATTAAAAAAATAAGATCATGACAAAGTTTGATTACAGTAAAACCAATAAAAGTGATACAGCATTTTTAAATGATACATACTGGACTAATCCAAAAACTGGATTTGACAAAGCATGGCATGATCAAAGAAATAAACTAAGGCAACATCTAGGAATCCACGAATCCCATAATTGGGAAATTATCAACGAACCGACTGGACCACATGCAGGTAAGGTAGTATGTAATACCTGCAAAAATAAAAAAGGAAAAAGTATGTTTGTTTGTTGGATTCCAAAAGGTTATATATCATCTAGCACCTAAGGTTAGCGGGCCAGTTTGTAATACCGCTGTGGAAAAACCGGGGAATAACCGGACACGTAACATAATGATGCACTCCCCTGGAGGAATTCCAGTATCCTGAAAAATCGGAAGTGAGTCAGAGGGTAGAACCATACGCCCGACGCATTGTTATAGTATGAATGTTAGCATACGAAATCACCGGCTATAAAAACTTAAACACTAGGAACGAAGTTTAAGGTAGCAGATAATTCTGCGATGTCGACGTAGGTTGGGAAAGGTCAGAGCCCATTAGCATACGGTGAATAATTAAAACCTACTTCCAATGTCTCGGCTGTGATGACTCACATGAAGACAAAGAGACGGAACCTTGCAAAACGGTTCCGTCTGACTGAAACAATCTACATGAAATTTAACACGTCGTGATTAAAAGAAATACAATCAGTTATGAGCGTGAGCGAAATAACAAATGAGCTTTAGCTCATTTCTAGTATTAGAAGAAAGGTAATCCGCTTTCTTTAGTTGTTTCTAAGTTCTTTTCGATAATCTTAGTGATAATCTCTCTGTCTTCGGGAGAAAGCATATAACTTTCATTATATCCTACCCCTCCCCTCATAAACCAACATATTCTTAACAGTTCTTCTTTAATGGCTTTTGTATTTCCGTCTAGGTCGTTAAGGAGTTTTTCGACTTCAGGAATATCAAGATACAAAAGCCTTACGCGAAAAAAGTCGAGGAATCAAATACCAAAGGAATATCGACGGTATCCCCCGTGACTCCGCGTTCCTGCATTTCAGGAGTTACCGGTACCTTCATGGGTTTGATAGAATTTTGGTCTTTCATGTCTTCTAGATGTTTTTGAATCTTATTGAAAACATCTTTATCGGCATTATTAATAAACTCTTTAATAAATTGAGGGTTACTAACACTACCTTGAATTGTGTCTATATGAGAAATGCTATCAACAATAGAGTCTACTGTAGAATCAGTGAGTTTGTTAAAACTTTGTTTAAAGAGTTTTACTTTATCGTCCTCGCTGACTGAATCATTGTTGGCCAACTGAATAATTTTTTGTGTTTCAAACACTTGAATTGAACTTTTTGTTATTTGTTTATAGGTCAAGGGTTTAACAAACACAGTCATTGAGTCATTAATGGGCACCGCTGTAGTCCAGGAAACATTGTTCATCAATGAATCTAACACCGTTCTTAAATCTATTTGATAATCCATTTCCAAATCATCATTAAACTTAATAGGAGTTTTCATCATTTCTCCATAGGTAGCAATACGTATTGCAATCAACATGGCATCGATATCTAGACTAGGTGCTGCCCATGCATTTTTAACTGCGGGAATACAGTTTTGAATGACGTCTACTACTGCTTGTCCATTCATTAAGGCATCGGGGATGTTCAATAAGATTTCATCTTTAGCAGTCATGGAATAAACTGCGATTTGCCTGTTATCGGGTAGATCTAAACTGCCTTGTGGCCAATATTCTCCGTTGCTAGGTAGTCTGATGTAGACTTTTGGTTGACGCATGAACATGGTCAAAGGATTCTCAGGAATATTAAATGTGGTGTTTTCAGGCACGGTTTTCTCCGAATAAATAACTTTAAGATAAAACGGTTATCTTCTTTTAAGTATTTATATACGCAGAAAACTCTGGAAAAACAATGGCAGACGTAACAGGAACGATTACAGGACCGGATGGTGTAGAAGATGTAGTGCTGAATAATGCAGCTACTGAGGCTACACTTAAACAACTATTGTTAAGTAGTCTGGCTGGTAATAAACAAACTTTAGATTCTATAAATCGATGGGCAACACGGGCAGGATTTAACGACGATGCTATTGCTCGAGCAAATGCAAGTTTAAAAGGAACTGCTCAAAATGCCGGCGAAGCTGCAAATACAGTAAGCAAGTTAGATTTAGTTACTAAAGCGGTAAACACTAGTTTTACTAACTTGGCATCGGTTACTTCAACGATAACTTCGGGTGCAGGGTCATTTAGTGATGTGTTCAATGCCATGTCCCAACTACCTTATGGTATAGGACAAGTCTCACTGGCATTT